AACAGCAGGATCTCCACAGCCAGTAGAGTCTCCTTCTCGTATTACTGCCTTACTGTTAACATTCACATTAGGAGAACCACCAGCATAAGTTGTTTTATGAAACGGACTGGGGGTGGGACTTGCGTGTCCTGCATGTGAATCACCCTGTCTTACTATTCCTGGCATATGTTATCCTATGGGTTAAGATCGATTGTTGGAGCAACGATCGTAACATTACCACTTGCGGTAGTATTTTGAGTACTGCTATATGTTTCAGTAACAGCACCAGTAACATTTGAATTAAGAGCATCACCGTAAGTCTCAGTTACTGCACCATCAACTGTTTCTCCTAATGTACCAACAACTCCAATTGTCTGATTAGCATTAACACTTAATGTATAATCTTTCAAAGAGGTATGACTAAACGTACCAACATTTGTAAGTGATGCGTTGTTTAAAACTGTTGTTGCCATATTATTTGTAACAGATGTTGTAAAGTCATTACCAACAGTTAATAGCTTATCGTTAATAACATTTGTGGTAGAATTATTCATAACACTTAAGTTATCGTCTACACCTATGTTAGTTGATCGACTGCGAATAACTTCTGTCTCATGGTTGCCACCAATCTTGACTTGCTGTGAACCTTTAATATTCATTGTCATATCTTTTTCTACTTGCAAGTGATAATTACCATATACCATTTGTCGAAGATCACCATCAACTGTCATTGAACAGTTTCCTTTGATATGAATATTTTTACTACCAAAAACTACTTCATAGTCATCACCAACTATTTTAACTTGACGAGTTCCATCAGTATATATTTCTTCATAAGTACCTGATGTATGCATACGATGAAGTCTTTCATTACCCGGTGTATCGTCAATTTCTTCGACATGACCAGACTCTGACTGATACACTTTATTGTAAGGATAATCGGGTACATGCTCATTCATAGGAGGTAGTTCATTCCATGGCTTTTCGGTATAATAAGAATCTGCTTTATCTTCAGCGACCGAAGGAATTTTTGCTGGCGTTGCTACTTGTATATTAGAAGGAGAAGAGCCTTGAACCCTTGCTTCCATTTGATCAGATTCAGAATATAATGATTCCCGGCCTGCAAAGTTTATATCTGACTTATTCATATAATCCATTGTTGGATAATGGTCGCCAGTAAATCCTAAGGTTTTATCTCTTGGACTATTAACAGAAGCAATTGAACCCATAATAACAGGATCCTGCGCAGATGGACCATCACGAAAAAATCCGACTACCCATGAACCTTCCATTAATCCATGAGGTGTATCGCCTATACCTGAAGTACCTGAAGATGTCGTAGGCATCATAACTGTAGCCCAAGGTAAGTCATCAGTATCGATATCAGATTTATTTTCGCTATGATACCCAAAGCATCTTACTTTTACTCTATTCATTTCAAGAGGATCAAAGCGGTCTTCAATAACACCTGTAAACCATGCAAACTGACCCCCAATAAAACTATCATTATCTCTATTCATAATTATTTTCCAATCTTGGTTTTAGAATCTAAATCATATGTTAAACTATCTTTTTGTAAACCCACATCACAGCGATATTCATTTCCATCAAAAACATGTGCAACGGATGCAACTAAATATTTCCCAGATAAAAGCTTATCCATCATACCTTCTCTTTGATCTGACGTCATAATATTTTCGTCTGTACTCTTTGGTATTTTTAACTCAACTAGTTTACCAGGGCATAATTTAAAATCACCATATATTTCCATGTCTAATCCCATAAATTTTATATTATGATAATATGAGTTTTTAGCCGATATACTATCTTTTATTTTTTCATGATAATTTATTTTTTCTTCCTCAAAAGCTTTTGAATTTGTAGAAATAAAAAATTCTTTTGATTCATATGTTTCATTCAATGAGAAATCGTCAAATTTTATATTTTTAGAGAAGCCTTTAAATCTATTTAATTTAACTTTATCGACAGTTTCATTATCAAAATTATTTATGGTATAATTTTTATTTGCAATATCTACGCTATGAACAACAGAAGAAAATGCTCCATCTCTAATTTGATCAAATTTAGACATATTAAAGTCTGATGACATTTCTAAAATTTTGCCTTGTGCTTCTTCAAAATGCTCCTTTGTTTCAAACTTATTGACATAAAACTGAGTATTATTATATTCTCTATGTATCTCTTGATCAGCTAGCTCATTATACGAATTAAATTGAAGACCTTCTGCTAACGTTTCATAGAAAAAGAAAGGTGTATCTTCATCATGAACATTTCTTAATAACCAAGTAATCGCTTCTAATGGCTTTAAGTTAGGATATACACCAGAAATAACAGGTAGGTTTTTATCAGCAAAATTAGTTTTACCTTTATATTTAAGATCATTTAAACATATATCTCTTACCAATGCATTTGCATTTGAATTAAATGAACGGCTGATTGATCTAATATTATTAATAAACGCATGTTCACTTAAACATAGTATTCTATAAAATTGTATACCAGGCTTAGGCTTAGAATGATCAAATATTTGTGCAATATAACATGTTATATCAAATTTATTTTTAGCATTTCCATAAGATTCTTTTATATTATCTTTTCGAATTATTCTTATTTGTATTTTTTCACCGCCAGATAAATGAGATTTTTGAAATAAATCAAAGCCATCAACAATTTTTAAATCTACTTCAATTGATGAATTAAATAAACTTTCATTAATAATTACCTCGGAAATAAGTGATTTTATTTCCATGGTTTGATCGTTATTCATAGTCAACTTAACACTGACTAATTCATAAGATGCTGGTGTTATCGCAGCCCCAGCAGATGTTTTTGCTGATCTATACATTTAATACTCTCTCAAATTCCTCTACAAATTCATTTATATACTGTGGACTAATAACTAATATTGTTGATCTTGCATCATTTTTATCTCGTACAAAATCCCTATTAGACTTATATACAATATTAGAGCTGATATCCTCAGCTACTGGCTGATAACCACCATTTGATATTAATGGTGCATTGACTGCAGTATTAGTTGCAATAAAATTTTGATCACCTAATGCATTTTGATTTAATTGATCTAAATCAAAATTACTAATTTTAGATTGTAAATCTAAGTTCCATTGCAGCTCTGAATATACTGGTGTTGTTTGCGAAGCTTGCGTAGGTAATATATCCGGAGATGTAACGGGTCTTTCTTCTGGATCATTTTCCAAGTAATAGAACGCCGGTGCATCTGCATAATTAAATATTTTATCCGGTTTAAGTGTATTTAAAATGTCGCCTCCGGCCGCAAGAGTTCTTGTAACTCCTTCTAAGTCTGTCCACTGCGATTGTAAAAACTCATTAGTTTTAAATTCACCGCCTTCTATGTTATTGTCTAAGGCACCCGTTTGTGGGTTACGTCCTTCAACACCTGGTACTACATCGTCTAATACAATTAAATTTAAATCTAAATCTTTTCTTATAATTCTACCAATTGCACCCGAACGTAAACCATAAACAAATGCACCAAGTTCAAGCTTACCCGCAATTGAATTTTTAGTTGCAGCTACTCCAGCCAAAGATTCATTGGTTAATGTAGTTGGAGTAAATTGTAAAGCAATACCAGAATAATTTTTTCTCATATGATCACGCATACCATTTTCAGACAATGGCCAAGCTTGAAGACCATCGTGTAAAAAATCATTAATAATAAAAAATGTCCAATAATAATCTGAAGTGCCGTATAATTTTTCAGATATAACGTCTGGTCTTAAACCATTTTCAATACGATAATTTTTATACAGAGTAACATCACTTAATATACTAGATTGAGGTCTAATCGATCTAAATATATTAACCATTTGCTGTGATGTGCCGGTACGATTAAAATCATACATAAGTTTTGGAAATTGGCTAAAAAATGGCATATATACTCCTAGAATATGTCTCGTAATGATTTAATTTTATCTTTAATTTTATCTTTAATGCTATCAATTCCTAAATCATTAAAATCTTGATTATCAGAATTGTTTTTATATAATTCTGATCTTGTCATTGCTTTTGTTTCGGTAAATGTTAATGACATATCTACTTCTGATGGAGAACCGTCAGCATGAAACATATTTGATCCAGCATTATATGTTGTAGTAATATTAGCTAAAAAACATTCTTGAATTTGTGGCATGTATATATTTTCTTTATCCCCGTGATAAAATTTAATCTTAAATGTTGGAGGATATTCAAGATATAATCTATTTTTTACTTCTGGATATAATGCGGCTCTAAAAAGATTTTCGATAATAAGCGCTTGTTGAGCTTCTGCCTGCGATTCGGCAACTAGCTTAAATGTAAAGTTAAATGATCTTACAGTAACATTATCAAATTGCAATACTGTATTAGGGTTAAGTGCTTCACCAGCTTGTATTTTTTGCCTAGTAAAAACAGAAGCAGCACCAACTTCATTAAGTACTTTACCCACAGCTTCTTTTGCAACCGCTTCTTTTTCGCCTTTAGATAAAGCACCACCAGTACCGCTTCCAACAATACCTAGATCGACATTACCATAAGCTGCACCATCAGGAACAGAAAAGCCGGGTGGCAAATACAAATAAACTGCAGCATTTTCGGGTAAAGCTCTTTTAACAAACTCAAAAGAAACAAATGGATAACCCGAATCAAAGCTAGCTTTTTCTCTCAGAGTCTCTGGAAAAACGTAAATTTTAGACATACTATTTTTATCCTATAAATAAGAATACATTAACTACTATATCTTTATTTATATGGCTTATTCAGGTAGATACAAAATAAAAAAACCAGAAAAATATGTAGGTGATCCTTCGAAGGTAACATATAGATCTTTATGGGAAAGACAAGCATTTAAGTGGTGTGAGAATAATTCGAAGGTTGTTGCTTGGAACTCCGAAGAAGTTGTTGTGCCATACAAATATAAAGTCGATAAAAAGTATCATCGTTATTTTGTAGATCTACTTATTAAAATGGATAATGGTGATATCATACTTATAGAAATTAAGCCAAAGAAAGAAACATCTCCTCCTAAAAAACCTGCACGTCAGACTAAAAGATATATCAATGAGGTAACTACATATATCAAAAATACTGATAAATGGGATGCTGCACAGAAATATGCAGAAGATCGTGGTTGGAAGTTTGAAGTCTGGACTGAAGATACTCTTAAGAGTCTTGGAATAAAATTAGTCGGTGGTCCTATAAAGAAAAAGAAAAAGTAGTATACCTCTGTCCTCCGGGGTAACTATATTATTATAACACACTTTCACGTAAAAGTACACTATTTTTGGATATAAATAAAGGTATGGCAAGTTTATTTGATACACTACAGGCACAGGCATTTAGAGCTGGCATTAAAGCAAGAACTGATAAGTCTAAGCTTTGGTTTCGTAAAAAAGTTGCTGAGCTTGGTGATGTTAATCCTCGTAAAGTTTTAAAAGACAAAGCATTAGATCCTACTGAAAAAGAGTTAGCAGGTTCGATGTATATGTATTTTTATGATCCAAAGCATAAAGCTACATTACCATACTATGATCGGTTCCCATTAGTCATTATGGTTGAACCAGCACCAGGCGGATTTTATGGATTAAATTTACATTACCTAGCACCCGGTGTAAGAGCAAGATTTTTAGATGAGTTAATGAAGACTGCACCAAATAAAATTGGTGAAAATTCTCGTCTTACAAAAATGCGGTATGATTTATTAAAAGGTGTAAAAAAATATAAAGAGTTTCAACCTTGTTTTAAACATTACTTAACAAGTCAAATACAAGGAAGAATGGTAAGAGTGCCAATGACCGAATGGGAAATTGCTATCTTCTTACCAACTGAACAATTTAAGAAAGTTAAATCAGAAACTGTTTGGAGATATTCTCGCAAACAATATACGGGTAAATAGACATGGCTACAATTGATGACTTTAAAGCAACGGTTGGTAAAAGATATGGATTAGCAAAAGCTAATCGATTCCTTGTTATATTTACACCTCCATCACAATCTTTAGTTAATTTAAGTCCATTAGATATTATTGGTAGACTTGCTAGTGGTACTGGGATTGATAAAAAAAGCTTTATAAGTGATCCAAGAGATATCGCGTTTTTAGTTGAATCTACTCAGTTACCTGGACGTAATATTAATACTCTTGATTATCAGGCAGAGAAAGAAACAATTAAAATGCCAAACGGTTTTATTGATGATGATGTGACGATGACATTCTTACTAACTGGTGACTATTATATGAAAGATATGATGGAAACCTGGATGTCATCTATTGTTGACACGGAAAAATATCAAGTTGGATATAAGAGAGATTATCAAGCCGATATTACGATACAACAATTAAATGATTTTGATAAGAATATATATGGTATAAGATTACAAAATGCTTATCCAATTAATATCAGTGCTATTGAATTAAATAACACTGGAGAAAATACTATACAAAGAGTAACGGTTACATTTGCTTATGATCGCTATATTCCGGAAAACTTTGTACAGTCTAAAATATCAAAGGCTCTTTCAGCTATACCAAATTTACCATTTGGGCTTAAGTTGCCAGATAAAATATCGAGTGGATTGAGAAAGGTCGAAAAACTTAGATCATTATTATAATATTATAGGAGAATATTATGGCTTTACCAGTATTGAATGCTGCGAAATATAAAACAATTGTACCGTCACTAAAAAAGGAAGTAGAATATAGACCTTATTTAGTAAAAGAAGAAAAGATTTTAATGGTTGCTTTAGAATCACAAGATCAAACACAGATTCTAACGGCCATTAAAGATGTTATTAGTAGTTGTGTATACGATGACTTAGATGTTAATAAACTGACAATGTTTGATTTAGAAGCATTGTTTTTAAAATTAAGATCTAAATCTGTTGGTGAAACAACTGAAGTTAAAGCGGCGTGTGAACATTGTGAAACTGAAAACAAAAGAGTAATAAAATTTGAAGATATTCAAATGCCCGTTATGGAAAAGAAAAATTCAACTATTAAGTTAACTGATGATGTTGGAGTAACTTTATCTTTTCCTAGGGTTGGAGATATTGAAAAACATGATTCTGATAAATTAGATTCCATCGATGGGATTATGGAGATTCTTATCGATTGCATAGATTCTATCTATGATGCAGATGATGTGTATTCAGCAAAAGATACAAAGCGTGAAGAATTAAGAGATTTTGTTGATTCGTTAAATAGTGATCAGTTTGCAAAATTAACGAATTACTTTGAAAATTTACCTGCATTAAAATATAACTTAAAGTTTAAGTGCGATAAATGCGGTGAAGATAATAATATTGAATTAAAAGGATTACAAAGTTTTTTTGGTTAAGCCTCTCTCACGATAGCTTATATAACCACTATAAGACAAATTTCGCGATGATGCAACACCATGGATACAGCTTGACAGAGCTAGATAATATGGTACCGTGGGAACGTGAAATTTATATTGCATTATTGCAAGAATATATTAAAGAAGAAAATGAAAGAATTAAACAAGAAAATTCAAGGAGAAGATAAGTGTCAGAAGAAGAAAAAGTATTTCATCCAGCAGATACAAATGGTGATGGTAAAGTAAGTGCAGCTGAAGAGCAGTTATATCTTGAGTTTAAACGTAAAGAGTTAGAAGATGCAGATGCTATGCGTGATGCTCAACGTAACATGACATGGTTTGCTCTAGGTGGATTGTTATTGTATCCATTCGCAGTTGTTCTTGCATCACTCGCTGGTTTAGATCAAGCACAAGAAACATTAGGTGATATGGCACCAACATACTTTGTAGCTGTTGCTGGTATTGTTGCTGCATTCTTTGGTACACAAGCAATGGGGAAGAAAAAATAAAATGGATCCAGTAAACGCATGGGAAAGCCTATCATACTTTGACGGTATTTTATTTACTGTCTGGTTAGGTATTTTATATTATGGTAAAAATTTAATCGACGATTGGTTCGGAAAATAATTACTAGGTAACGAGTTATGGCAGACGAAGAAGATAAAAAGAAAAAACCAAAAGCAAAGGCTAAACCTAAAAAGAAGCCTAAGAAGAAAGATTCGAAAGATCTGACTGATAAGCAAAAGGCTGCTGGTTTTGGTGGTAAAGGATTACAGGGTGTTGCACGTCTTGCTGTTCAAGTAAAAGAAATTAACCTAAAAGCCGAAGGTAAGAAAACCGATAAAGAACGACTCGATAAATTAGATGAATTAATTAAAGCTACTAAATTCGGAGATAAAGAAAGTAGACAAACATTAGAAAGCTTAAAGTCTGAATTTTTAGCTTCTCAAGAAAGATTACGCTTAGCTCGTGAAACTGGCGATGAAAAATTAATTGCTATTGAAGAAGAAAATCAAGAAAGAGTAGCAAGTGCATCTTCCGACGTAGAAAAAACTCGAGAAGCTGAAAAAGCAACAAAGAAACAATCTAAACTTCTAGAAGGAATCAAAAGTGGAATCGGTAGTCTTGCAAATAAGTTTAAAGATAATGCAGGATTTCTTGCTGGTTTAGCTGG